GCCTTTGAGCGCGTTGAAGATGCCTGTTCCTGCATTTATGAGGCTGCTTACTCCGCCCAGTACTTTCGCCCCGGTCATGAGTGCTGGTATGATTTGGAACATATTAAAATAGCCGGGTTTTGCCCCGGCTTTCTCCTTTCTTTAGTGATGGTCGATGAGGCCGGGAATGCTGTACACCGGCATGCATCTGGTTGTTTTGTTCATAAAGTAGAAGTCCGCGACGAAGTCTGGCTGATTCTGCACCGCCAGTGTTCTCTTCATTTCGGTGTCGTTCTGCTCCATCCATGCCGTACTCAGCGTGGGTAGTTTGTCGTAATCTTGTGCATAGTGCCATGCATCGAGGCTCTGTGCTGCGTTGCTTCGGAAAAGCCCAGTTACTTTGCTGGGCTTGTACCTGTAGTCGGCCCATGCTTCTTGGTAGCCGAAGGCTTCTTCGTCTGTCGCGTTGCCCTGTGCATAGATTTCTTTATTGAGAATGGCTTGCTCTCCGATGTTTGCCAGTACTGGCCAGTAGTAATCATACCGGCCTTTGCGGCTCCACATTCGCTCGATACCTTGCTGATAGGTTTGGTCGGTTCGTACCACTGCGAGCCCCATGATGAATCCGTGTTCCGTAAAGGACTTGGTAAACATAGGTTTGTTCATGGTGGTTACACTCAACGCCGCTGTGTTGCCCAGCGGACTCGTGCCGTCGGTCGAAGAGGTTTGGATAACCTGAGATACGTTGATAGGCAGTCTGTAGCCGCCCAGATATTCCGGAATCTGCATGCGAGAGTCAGGAGAGATAACCCCGAAGTGCTCGCGCAGCACCTCGCGGTAACGTGTGCCGCCGCGTGCATCTTTTTCGAGCAGTTTCTGGATTTGGAATGCCTGACGTAACTGGTTGATGGTAGCTGCGGTGGCGTCGCTCAGGTCTGTTTTTAACGTCAACATCCCAAGGATGACGTTTCCGGGGTATGCTGTGAGTCCTTCTGTTTTATCGTCCTCGTTGTATATGTGGAAATTTGACAGGTCTTGACTTCCTTTGAACTTAGCTCCGTTTTCTTCGTATGCGTAGATTTTTGCTGTGTCACCCAGCGGAATAGTAATCGGTTTGCCTTTCTGCGGCTCCGGCAAAGCTCCGGTGTAGTAGTCAAACACTTTCGCCGCCTTGAGAGGCTTTGCTAACGTGATAGCGCTGTCGTTGGTGGCGCTGCCGTCGTTTTTGCCGGTCGTCGTTGCGTCCGTTACCTCTACGAGCGTCGGCTGCGTGACGTTCTGGTTCCTGAACCATTCGTTATAGATAAGGCCGTAGGCACGCCCTGGCAGAGCGCTCACGCTGATGCCTTTAACTTTGGTAGGCAGTCCCAGATAGTCCGCCAGCGTACCTTCTTCCCACCCGTCTGCCGGTGCTGTTACCTGCGGCACACTGTATTCCGTCTTAGGTGTCCATGCGGTTTCTTTGTTCTCGCCCATAAACTCTTTCCAGTGTTCCCAGAGTAAGCGGTTAGGCACGAAGAAAAAGTAGAAGTCGCAGTAGGCATTGTCCATCACAGGAAAGATGGGTGTCGCCATTCGTATCACACACGCAACATCGACTTGGTGCGTATCACCCGGTAATACTTCATCTAGATAGATTGGGATGAGGTCCCCCGTGCTGAAGGTCGTTTTGTTGTCGCTGTTGCGCTGGAATCGGCTGCGGCTTACTCCGACCTGCGGATTTTGTGCAAAGTTGTATTCACTGTTGCGGTTCATTCTTTCACCTCACTTTTTTCAGCCGGTTTTTCCGCTTCGGCTTTCTGCTTTGCTATGCCCATTTTGTCTGCCCACTCTTGGGTTCCATAGGCCATGATGTATTTTTCTACATCGTTGTCCCACTTGTTTTTGACTTCGATGGGCAGCTTGTCAAACTCCGCTTCCGCGTCTTTGATACGTCCATACCACTCGTGGTAGTTTGTCGGCGCTTCCGAAATATCGGTCATCGTCTCGCTGGTCTGCCAGTCCTGACTGCCCAGTGCAGTCGGGTCGTATGTTGCCCGCTTGATGATGTTTTCGATTTTGGTTTCATCCAGACGGCTCTGGATGAGTGCATAGACGTCTGTTTCGCCGGTTTTTACCAGCTCCCGGCCTTCGTCCGTTACCTTGTACTCATACTCAGGTTCACGGCCGTTGCCGGTCAGGCTCGTATGCCTTACCTGCCCGCTGTATGCGCTTCGAAACTCACTCATTTGGTTTACCCTCACATACGCACATGTTGGTATTATCGACGACTTCGCCGGTCTCATCCTCCATGGTGCAGATGTAGTGTAGCCGGAAATCTTCTGGCTTGACGCTGATAAAGCTGTCCTTGTTCTTCTGCTGGCTCTCGAAGAGTCTGCTTGCGACGGCGTCGTTCTGCTGCTCAAACAGGCCGCTGTAGGCCTTGGCTACTTTGTCATAGATTGCATAATAACGTCTCAGCATTACAGTCTGGTGCCTCCTCTCATGTTCTTCGGACTGACGTTGACGGCCTTGGTCTTTTTTGCCGTCTGAGTAAAGACCTTTTTGTCTTTACTGCTGGTCATTTTCGTGCGTTTTGCCATTGCTGTCATCCTCCTTGTCGTGCAGCGCGTGATAAATTTCGTCCAGCTTTTCGAGAATGTCCATCATGACTTTGATGGCTTTCTCGATACTCTTCACACTGATGATTGCCATTGTTTCACCTCCATTTCTGCCTTTTGGTCTTTGTATTTGTAGATTTCTTCTATGATGGCTTTCGCCTCCTCTACAGTATACGCTCTTTTGAGCTGTCTGTAAAGTTTTCGGATGAAATATTCACATTCGTCCGGTGTTTCCGGCCCTCTGTACCCTTTATACAGCTCATAATATGCTCTATCGTACATTTTTATCCCCCTTCTGCTTTTATTGTATAAAAAAAAGGGGGCTTGTCAAGCCCCTTTAGTATATTTTTCCCAGTCGAATGTTTGAATGTCTCCAGTTTTTAGGTCCGTCCATTCAAGCTCTGTGTAACAGTGTCCGTCTGCTTCAATGTAGTCTATTAGTTCGTAGTAGTTTTTGCCGCTTTTTGCTTGTCCGTAGATTTCGAGTTTTGCTATGGTGTTTTCGTTCAGTCTAGGCCTTCTCATTTTTATTACCTGCCTTTCTTTGATTACGTTATACCACACTTTTGGGATTTGTCAATAGTTTTTTGTAATTTATTCTAGAAGGTCATGCGCTAGGCGCGGTGCGCCGTGCGAAGAGCATGACGTGACTTTCCGGCTGACTGCCGTGCTGCCTTTAATTCTGATTTTCAACAGTTTGTGGAAAACTCATGCTTTTCAACATTTTCCACATACTTTTCAACATCGTTATACGCAATAGACTTTAGTCTGGTAAAGTGTTTCAACATTTCAACAAGTTTTCAACAAACCTTTCAACATTGAAATATGCTTATTTTTTACGATGTTATGTTTCAAATTTATGGTTTTCAACTTTTCCACAGCCCCTACTACTACGGCTACAACAAGTTATATATAATAAGCGAAAATAAATAGTGGGCCTAATCCTCTTCTTGATAGGATTAGGCCCACTGACACTATAATAGCCCTCTGGCTTTTTTAAATTTCTGTTTCTTTGTCTCTTCCTCTACTTTTGCTTCCTGCTCTATGGTCAATCCTGTATTGGCCATTTTGAGTTTTAAGGCGTTTATTGCGCTCGACTGTCGTTTTTCTTTTATGCTCCATAGGCTTTTCGGGTTTTCTTCTTCGTATTTTTTATCAAAGTACCTTGGTATCGGCCTTTTTTTACCGTTGAAGTATAGCCCATCATCTGCGTACATCTGCTCTTTATGGCTCGTGTAGTAGTCATAGCCCAGACCCGGATTTCTCGACATGCAACAGTACGGCGGTGTTAAACCTAACTCCCTATACCTTTTGTTGTCGTTGCCGTATGTCTTTTTGGTTACATATCCTGCTACATAAGCCATTGTTTCCGGCGATGCCTCTGCGATGATGACGTTACCCATGCCCCATATTTTGTTTATCTCTTCGCTTTCGAAGTACGGATTATCACCCCTTTTTTTCTTGAGGTCTGGTATCTCCAAACCATAATAAATGCCGTGATGATGTGGCCTTCCCGTGTTTTCGCCGTATTCGCCACAGTAAAAATATCTCAGGTCTAAGCCCCATTTATCGGACATTTCTTGCTTTTTGCGTAGCCTCTTGTTAAAGCGTACCATGTCCTCTTGCAGGAGAATTTGCACAACTTCTGGTGCGTCTCCGGTCGTCCACTGATGCACTGCACCTCTTATGATTTCGCCTGTTTCTCTTACCATTCCCGGCACATACTCTTGATTCCATGTTAGGGTCAAAAACCATACTGGTGATAGTGTTTTTGACTCCATTAGCATTCTTGTCTCCCAATCTTGCCGCTGTCTGAGTCTGCACCCGAGACATTTGCCACAGGGTAGTAGCATCACGTCTTTCCGATATGCGATACTTTCGTATGTTGCTGTTGGATTGTGCGCTCTTTCCCTGTATTTTTCTAGGGTCATAATTGACCCTGTTATGTTATGGTCATTTGGATTGTATACTCTGATGAGTGGTCTTGTACAACTCATTTATCTGCCCCTTCCTGCTCCTGCGCCGTGGCTTCTGCCTCCGTCCATTGTTACTTTTTTGCCGCTGCTGTTGTTTTGGTTGAGCCACTGGCTTAAGTCCGGGAAATCCGTCTGATAGCTGTTGTAACCGCTGCTGTGCTGCTCTCCGTGTGAGTCTGTCCATGACCAGCTTTCGGCCTTTTGGCGGCTATAGTTTGCCATTGTGCCGGAGATCGTCGGCATACTGGCCGACTGTGTCCCTACGCTTGGCGCGCTTATGCTGCTCTGCCCGATTGTTCCGTGTGCTCCCGTTGGAGTGCTTGCCCCGCCTTGTGCATAGGCCAGTATGGGGTTAAGCCCTGCTGCTTTCATGTCGGCCATGCCGCGCTGGTATGCTGTGTTACTCATACGCTCCTGCCATGCCCGATTTGCTGCTGCCTCAGCTGAGTTGTAGGACATTGCTGCATCCTGCTGGATGCGGTTATAAACGCCCTGCTGGATGGCTCCTAAGGTGTTTAAGCCCAGTGCCGTGAGAGAGTTTTTGTTGTTTTGTAGGCTTTGCATGCCCTGTGCTTGCTGGCTCTGCCCTAAGAAGTATTTGGCTAGGTCTTTTGTTTGGTCAACATTTACGCCGCTTTCGCCGGTCATGGTTGAGCCGCTTGCGCCTTGGCTTGTCTGGTATCCACTTGAGCTTGTTGCTCCGCTGCCGGATGTGCCTTTGAGCGCGTTGAAGATGCCTGTTCCTGCATTTATGAGGCTGCTTACTCCG